TGCCAGAAATAAATTTTTCAAAGAACACAACGTAAAAGACGAAAAAGAATTTGCGGAGCGTTACACAAGTAATTCAGCTAAAAATAGAAGACTCTAAGTAGGTCTTCTAAACCTCATTATCTCAACGGTACTACTGGTAACCACTTTCTAGAAAACAAGTAGGTGTACTCCTACATTAACTCTGCCTGATGTGTTTGTACCTGTGATAATTTGTACAGACGTTGATGTTATTGCAACTATACTAGCATCCATAGGGTTGGTTGTTGAAGGATTGACTGCAGATACAAACGCTACAGGTTCAGTTATGGGAGAAGTAAAATTAACGGTGTAGACGCCTGTATTATCCCTGATTACACTAGCTATATTGGTAGCTCCTGAAACAGGTATGTTGCCAGAGCCGTTGTATGCCCCGTCAAAGCTGCACTTAGCAGCCACCCCACCGCCAGATTCATCACTGCTACCAGACGAAGGCTGAGTATAACCATCTATATAAACTTTTGCAGCGTTATGAGTTGCTGGGCCTTTACCGTAATATTTTATATCAATAGTTGAAGTATACGGCACCAAAAAAGTATTAGCATCTGCACTTGCATCATCACTATTATTTGGAGAAAATGATAAACTAACTCTTCGGCCCGCAAACTTTGAACTTTGGACATATATTTTGGTATTACAAGTGACTCCGTTGTCATCATTTGAAGAGCTTTCTGCTCTAAGAATAATCATGCTTGCATTTTCGGGCACTTGACTCGTTGGAATATTGTATGTCTTATAGCTTCCAAATCCAGTATCTGATGCGCCCCATGCAGTTGTTGCTGTAACACTTCCTGTATTAGCCTCTGACAAAGTTGGGCCCACATCCAACAAAGCATAAGGAGTAATTGCCACCATAGAACTGCCACCATCGCTAGGAGTCCCAGTAGCAGGCTGATTCTCAGTAACAATTTTAGTTACTTTGTCGAGAACCCTTTGGTCATTTATTATATTTTCAATGATTTCGTTCATTGAAACTTTAAAAGCTTCTCCTCCTCTAGAAACAATAAACTCATCAGTATCTTCAGAAGTGGTGGCGTCAGTTAATTCTGGTATTGTTATTCGACATTCCTGAGGAATAGCTGAACAATCAATAGCTGTTTGAGTAGGTGTTGCAGTAGGAGTTTCAGTGGGAGTTTCAGTGGGAGTTTCTTCTTCAGGCTCAGGGGTTTCAATGGGAGGATCTGGAGCTGTCTCTTGAACTTCTAATGAAAACACAGCTTCTTCAGTTGATGCGGTTGTAATTTTTACATTACCTAAGCCAGGTATATTAACAATCTCTCCCTGACCTACAGGCGGCCAATTTGATTGATCTTCAGGGGATTGACCTGGCCCTCCATTATATAGAGGGTTAGGATCTAATTCAGAAGGAGCAACTGGCGTTGTTCCAAAAACAGCTGTCGCTCCCCTAAATTTTAAATATCCATCAGTGCATACTGTTGATGGATCACCTTCACACATTTTTGCATAAGACCAATTTTGTCCGTCTGAATTGATGTCTGGATCGTTTAGATTCCCTATAAGCGTTTGAGTTGCTGCTATTAAATCAGTACTGGTGCCAGTTGTCCAATTAAAAATAATCCTTCTAGTATCTTCATATGTGTTACTGTAGCCAGGTTCGGTTTGGTAACGATGAGTAAGTGTTCCTATTTGAGTATAAGTAGTCATTTTTTCTTTTTCTTGACTTCTTTTTCGAGTTGAGCGTATACTTTTTCAATCTCTCCATCTTTTAATAAATCAGACGGAGCCTTACCGTCCAAAGATTTATTTGCAGTTTTTAACCACTGCGTAGCGCTATAAGAAGGCATGCTTTTTGACAGCAAATGAAGTACGTCGTATTTTGATAAATTAGGCATTTATATATTATATTACACTAAACTAAGTGTATTTACATTTATAACCAATAATAAAATATGGGACGTAAAAAATCTACCCCTGACATAGAAGGTATAGCAAACAATTCTTTAAGATCTAAAATAATCGTTAAAGGTAAAGAGTTAACCGAAAAACAAAAAGTCTTTCTTAATATAGCATGCGACGAACATACTAATGTAGTTTTCGTAAATGGGCCCGCAGGATCTACAAAAACCTATATGGCGGTTTTTGCTGCACTTAGGCTTTTGCAAAAAAATTATGACCTAGACCTACTTTATGTAAGAACTGCGATTGAGAGCGCCGACAAAGGGCTAGGAGCGCTCCCTGGAACCTTAGAAGAAAAGTTTAATCCCTATATGGCTCCATTAGAAGATAAGCTTACTGAGCTTCTCCCTAAAACAAGTACCGTCAGAACAGAACTGATAACTTCAGGAAGGATTCAAGCTATGCCTATAAACTTTTTAAGAGGCGCAAATTGGATAGACAAAGTTGTGGTAGCCGATGAATCTCAAAACTTTACATTCAAAGAACTCACCACCTTAATAACAAGAATAGGAAGTAATAGTAAATTATTCATTTGCGGTGATATTATGCAAAGCGACATCAACGGAAAAAGTGGCTTTAAAGATATGATTAATTTATTCAAAGATCAAGAAAGCAAATCTAAGGGAATTCATTATTTTAAATTTAACGAAGATGATATCTTTAGAAGTGAAATACTAAAATATATAATTACTAAACTTAAAACGTGTAATAATTAAATATGGAAGGATTGTACATAGTAATATCAGCGCTGATTGGGGCCTTTGCCACAATAGCTAGTGTTTTTATGAGGCAGAGATTTTCTAAGTCAAGAAAATTTGACCCCATTTTAACAGAGCACCAAAACAGTGATAATATATATACTGCTTTAAATTTTGTAATGGAACAGATGGGGGCAGATAGAGCATACATCTTTCAATTTCATAATGGCTCTTATTATATGTCGGGCAGAAGCCAACAAAAATTCAGCTGCACACATGAAACCACAACCCAGGGTGTAAGCAGAGAATCAGGTTATTCACAAAATCATATAGTTTCTAACTATTATGAATATATTGATAGTATCGTAAAAAAAGAATGTTTCTTTTTTCAATCACCTGATGAAGTTGGCGACCATGCTTTTTCTGCACTTATGAAAGCTAAAGGTGTGCAAAGCATTTACAACATTCCGATCAAAACTTTAAATAATAAAATTATAGGCATTCTAGGAGTTGACTACGTCAAATCATGCGTAAAAGATTGTGAACTAAGCGTTTGTGATATTGACTCTTCCGAAAAGTTTGGAGAAAAGACAAACGAATTCATGAGAAGACAGGCAAGAATTATTGCTGGGTATTTAGTATAATAATTGATTTTTTGCACAGTTATTTTTACTATAAAAGTATATGCAAGCAATATACTGTACTGAATGCGGTTCTAAAAATATTTATTCTGGATCTAAACCTAAATTTTGCTCTAGTTGTGGACACCCTATGGGTATCAGCACAACAGATAAAAAAGTAAACAATTTAAGAAAGAAACCTGACAATAAAGTGCAGGCTTCTTTGGCAGAAGGAGAAACGGATATTGATTATGTTCCATCAATTGGTTCGCTAGAATATGAAATTAGTGACGATGGATCGCTGGGGAGCAAGGCTATAAAAGTTGGAGATATATTTAATGCCCAAGAAAGCCAAGGAAGATCCTCCAGAAGAAGATCGTAATTTAGTATACGAAGACTTCTCTAGCCTGATCGACGAAGAGTTAAAGAAAAGGCGAAGGAATTGGTTTTTGACCTCAGTCAACTGGGTTGACTTTGATGATGTTTGTCAAATCATACGGGCTCACATAAGTAAAAAATGGCACCAATGGGATCAATCAAGGCCCATTAAGCCTTGGCTAAATAAAATTATAGCCAATCAAATGAAAAATATCTTGCGCAATCATTACAGCAATTACGCAAGACCATGTCTCAATTGCCCATTTAATTCGGATGTAGAGTACAATCTTTGTAGCTTTACCGAAAGCGGAGTTCAAGACAAAACCTGCCCTTTGTATGCAAAATGGGAGTCTTCTAAAAAACACGCTTATAATGTAAAAATCACTCTATCTCTGGATAGTCATATCCATGAAGTCGATCAAGGTTCCGAACAGTTTTTAGGATCTGATATTTCCGCAGCGTCAGAGAAACTTTTCAAAGAAATGAAGATGAACCTTAACCCTAGACAATATAGAGCTTTTGAAATGCTTTATATAGAAAACAAAGACGACGAAGAAGTTGCCAAAGAAATGGGGTTCAAAAGTACCGAATCAGGAAGAAAAGCTGGTTATAAACAAATAAAAAACTTAAAAAAGATGCTAAAAGAAAAAGCTTCTAAAATATTAAAAAATAAAGGTATAACATTTTTAGGCGATGAACCTGAGTGAAGAACAAAAACAAGTAATTAGGGAAAACTTTAAAGAAACCCCTGATCTCCTAGAGCTAACTAGGTTAGTCTTTCAGAATGACTCAATTGATGGAAGAAGCAGAGAGGGTAGAGCTGTCAGAGAATTTCTATCAGAAGAAAAATTGGAGTACCAAACAAGATTCAGGGAAAAAGTAGAAGATATAGAATTAACCGAGCAACAAGTTGAATTCATTAAAGCTCAAGCTCAAAACGGATTGAGCGCCTTCCAAATAGCAGAAATTTTATTTCCAGATGTAAATATAGTACGTTTTTGCAAACAGCATCATACGGTTCTTGATTTCTTAAGAGAATATGAGCCAGCATTCGTGCATGAAACCGAAACAGCTGTCAACAGAGCTTACGTTCCTCCAAAAATTTTTACTACTGCATTAAATAAAGTAAACGACTTTACTATGAAAGGTTTATCAGAAGATAAATTATCATATGAAGACAAGGAATGCATAGAATCATTAATGAGAAGTCTTGCGGCGCCAAGATTCATACAAGTCATTAGCAATTATAACAGCATGAAAGATAGAGAATTATTCGAGGCTGAATTTATAAGAGCTACATGGGACAAACCAGACTTAACAAGTGATGAGATTAATCTATATATCAATGTGTGTGTTGATTATATTAATTTAAAAAATATTTCGGGGCACATTGAAAAACTAAATACCATGTTTAATGAGATACAGGACCAACAAGAGATGACTGTGCGTCTTGCTGAAGTCTTAAAATCGAAAACCGATGAATATGATAAGTGTGAAAAAAGAATGGAATCTTTAATTAAAAAACTTAATGGTGATAGAGCTGAACGTTTAAAAAATAAAAGTAAAGAAAACGCAACCATTATATCCTTAGTAAAGAACTTTCAATCTGAGCACGAAAGACGCAGAATGATCGAATTAGCAGAAATGCAAAAAAAATTAGTTGAAGAAGAGACTACTAGACTTGATAATATGGATAGCTGGAAAGCAAAAGTATTAGGAATATCAAAACACGACGCAACATGAAAAAAGTAGAATTATTAGTAGGAGATTATGAATACTCTCAAATAGAGGAAATATTTGAGAATGAACCAAACTTTGAACCTATAACAGAAAAAGATAAAGTAATTATTGCAACATTAAAACAAGTAATAAATAAAAACAATCTTAAAGAAGAAAATGTTGGGGGCCAAGAGACTCACCAAACAACGGTTAAAAAGATCATCGAACCAGAAAACAAATCTCTCGATGAAGGCAACGTGGAATTTAAACTATGATTACTAAACAAGACGAAGAAAAGATTATCGAAGGAATTGCTAACGCAAATCTTAACTCTCTCAACATCAATGGATTGCTTGAGGCAGCTAAGTTTTATTCAATTACTCTTGCTAAAAATTCTGTCTCTGAAATGAGCGAAGATAAAAAGCAAGAAGTATACGATAAAATGATAGAGAGTGAAGCTGCTCAAAAACAAGCAAGCGAATCTGCCGCCGAAAACCCAGAAGAGGGTCCTCAGGTAGCAGAAGAGAGCTTAGAAGCTGAGCCAGCCTCCTGATCGCGTTGTATGTAAGGTATGCCAGAAGTCGTTCAAGAACGACAAGGGGCTGCACCTTCACCTTTCCAGGATTCACAAGATTCCTGTAGCGGAGTATTATGTCAATTTTTACCAGCGTAAAGACAGACATACTGGCGAGCTTTTACCGTACACAAACAAAAGCGAATATTTTAATAAAGATTTTTCTTGTTTAGATAACTTTTATAGTTGGGCCGACTATGCCCCCGAAAAAGAAATAAAAGATTATTTAATTAATATTTTAAAATTTAGAATAAATTCGAAAGATCTTTCTTTTGGCCCTTCTTACTTAGAGCTTTTATTGCATGACTTGCCTGATTTAAATACTTATAAAAAATTTTTTGGTTCTTATTCTAAGGCATGCTCGATAGCCAAAGTAGAGCCATTATTTAATAAAAAATTATTTAAAAACTTTTTTAAACCTGACGAGAACGTAGACTCAGCAAAAATCCTTATCGACACTCGAGAAAAAAAACCTTTGTCTTTTAACAAGTCGGCATCAATGAAACTTGATTTTGGGGATTATGCAGTTGGCTCTCCTCACTACAATTATACCTATGTAGATAGAAAGAGCGAGACCGACTTTAAAAGCACGATGACCACTGGCTACGATAGGTTTAACAGGGAGATGGAAAGGACTATAGAGTTTGACTCTTATTTGTTTATAGTGGTCGAAAGCTCTATCGAAGAGATCAAGAAGAATAATATATTTGGCCCCCGCCAATCAAACCTTCCCTTTATATGGCATAACATGCGCCTCTTAACTCATAAATTCCCAAGAAGATGTCAGTTTATTTTTAGTGGAGGCAGGCGTGAGTCAGAATATTTAATACCTAAGCTTTTGGTTTACGGAAAGAAGCTTTGGTCGGTAGATATGCAATATTTCTTAGACAATAGATGAGCTGGGACGCAGGCAAACAAGAGTTTATTAAGAAAGATCTTCATCTAAACGAAGAGCTTCTTAAATTACAAGGGCATCTTGACGAACAAGATGCCAAATATCACCTCCATAATTTTCTTCGAGAAAATATTACTTTTACCACTAATTTATTGTCAGGAGTTGAGCTTTTTCCATTTCAACATTTGGCGATTAAATCAATGCTCGAAACTGATTACTTTTTAGGTATATGGAGTCGTGGAATGTCTAAATCTTTTAGCACTGCAATATACGCTTTTCTGGACGCTATATTCAATCAAGGAGTGCAGATAGGAATATTAGCAGCAACCTTCAGACAGTCGAAAATGATATTCGAAAAAATAGAGGATATCGCAGGCAAGCCAGAAGCGCAATTTTTATCTCAATGCATTACTAAAAAATCCAAGAAAAACGATCAGTGGACTTTAGAGATCGGAGATTCTAAAATTATCGCTCTTCCCCTTGGTGATGGATCTAAGCTTCGTGGATTTAGATTTCATCGAATTATTATAGATGAGTTTCTTTTAATGCCTGAACATATTTACAATGAAGTTATATTACCATTTCTTAGTGTTGTTCAGAACCCTACCGAAAGAGAAAAGGTTAAAAAACTTGAAGACAAATTAATAGCGCAGGGAAAGATGGAAGAAAAGGACAGGTATGTATGGCCGAACAATAAATTAATAGCCCTGTCTTCTGCTAGTTATAAATTTGAATATCTATACAAGGTGTATGAGACATTTGAGGATTTAATCGTTAACGGTGTGCCTCCTGGGTCAAAAGACAACTCAAAGAGGGTAATCATGCATTTTAGCTATGATGTAGCTCCTGAAGCCTTATACGATCAAAATTTGATTAATCAGTCTAAGCAGACTATGAGTCAATCTCAGTTTGATAGAGAGTTTAATGCAATTTTTACTGATGACAGTTCTGGGTACTTTAAGACATCTACTATGGCAGCATGCACTATCAATGAAGGTGAAGCTCCTCATATGGAAATAGCTGGAGATAAAGACTCCAAATATTTGCTAGCATTTGACCCCAGTTGGGCTGAAAGTGAAAGCTCTGACGATTTTGCTATACAGGTTTTTAAATTAAACGATAATACTCAAACTGGAACACTTGTTCATAGTTATGCTGTGCCTGGTTTAAAAATGCAGGATCACATAAACTACTTTCATTATATATTGACGCATTTTAATATTGTTTGTATAATTGGTGACTACGGTGGAGGTGTGCAATTTTTGCAGGCCGCAAACGCCAGTGAGAAATTCAATCAATCAAATATCAAAATCGAAGAGATAGGCGTTGAATTTGACGATTTAGAAAATTATCAAAAAGTCCTGATAGATGCTAAAAACTCTTATAACTTAAAAGAAAAAAAGATTTGCGTACTAAGAAAACCAAGCTCTGACTGGATCAGAAGAGCAAATGAACTTTTACAAGCAAACTTTGATCATAAAAGAATATGGTTCGGATCAAGACCTTTAGACGAGAACTATCATATGCAGGTTAAGAAAAATATACCTATTAACGATCTTATCTTTATGCCGAATCAAAAAGAGTTATTAAAAGGCTCAGGGCAATCCAAAATCATAGACTTTATAGACCATCAGCATGACATGGTTAACTATACCAAGAATCAATGTGCTTTAATACAGGTATCCTCTTCTCCTCAAGGAACTCAAACATTTG